TCTCACCAATGATTATTAACTCTTCATCAAGACGATCTAGATATTCTTGATTGCTATCAAGTCCACGTTCTGCTAATCCCTCAAGCGCAAGCTTCTTTAGTTCTTCTGCAGGTTTACGATATTGGGCAGGTAGCAAATCAAGACCATTATGAATTTCATAATCTTCTACCTTATTATAGATATCAATAGTTGATTGAAACATTTCTTCATTTTCAATTCCCTGTTTTGCCATGCATTCCTTCATTTCTTCATATGAAAGAAGGTGAATATCAAAAGAGCGGAATGACATTTGTCTATCTGCACCATACAAATAATCAAGTCTATCCATCATGTCTTTATGCTTTTTAGATTTATCGTATGTTACATCTTTTTGTAATTTTGCGTGGGTATTCAAAATCAACATTAACTCTTGAATTTCTTTTTGGCTAGTGTCAGAGTGATGGCAGTCAGGTGTTACGACAATCTTTACACCCATAGATTTTGCCAAATCAATTAATCCTTTATTTACCTTTTCAGGATTATGTGGCATTACTTCAATATAATAATCATCTTTAAAAGTATCTTTAAACCATGCTACGTGTTTCTTTGCTATGGCTAGTTCATCTAGCTCTACCGCCTTTGCTATCCAACCACTAAGGCAGGCAGAAGTTACAATTAACCCTTCCTTATATTTTTCCAATGTTGCAAAATCAAATCTTGGCTTACTAAAAAATCCATCAGTCCAAGCAATTTCATTAATCTTATTTAGATTCTCAAGACCCTGTTGATTCTTGGCGAGAAGGACAATATGATGATAGTTTTGATCAAGTGGGTCAGTGCGGTCTGCCTTTGCCCTCTTATCAGCCATATCTGTTGTCATATAGCCTTCTACGCCAAGTATAGGCTTAATACCTGCTTCTTTCGCAGTACGATACATCTCACGGTGCCCAGAAAGAGTTCCGTGGTCTGTGATAGCAATTGCTGGCATACCCAGTTCAACTGCTCTTTTTACATATTCCTGCGGAGTAGCCACACCATCCATTAGAGAATAATGGGTGTGGACATGAAGCCCAACGTAGTTCATTTATTACCAATCAATGTTTGTAGCAGTTGTAGATGGAGTATCAAATCCAAAGTAAAAAGCTTCTTGCTCTGGATATGGAACTTCACGAACTACCTTTTCAAGATTGAAGTATTCATGACCTTCCCACTTATGTGGTTCAGTATCTGGTGTTGATGGAATAAGAGTGTAATTGGTTTCAGTGCCCTGACCATTACGCTTTAGTTTCCAAACAAGATTTGAAATGCTACCTGTCTCCAGTGCATATTCACGAATTGTATTGAATGCTGATTGCTTGCTGATTCCTTGTGACCATACTGCAATATATGGATCCTCTGTACCGTCATCAACAAGAACATTTGTATAGAAACGAAGACGTGCTCTCCAACCACTCTTTGGTTCTTTACGAGCCATCTCGCAACCAAAGCAACGACCTTCAGACTCCTGAGTACATGCTGCTTTGCGCTTATAGTCTTTTGGATTTGTGTGTTCAGATACTACAACCGCAAGACCACGATCTTCGTTATAGTTTGCTGAATCAGAATCTAGTTCGTTTACAAAACGAATCTTTGCTGCTTGTCCGTCAGCTAGTTTTACCCAACGAACTTTTGTTCCTGTGCTTTCATATTTTGGCTTTTCAACTAATGCGTTGATGTTCTTAAGCCCTTTTACTATAGTCATTTTTTCTCCTTATATAAGTTTTTCTATTTTAGCATAGCAATGATAGAGTTGTCAAACTGATATTCAAGTTGTCTAATAGCATCATCATTCATATCACCAATATCTTTATATTGTTTATCTAGTTTAATTACTGTTATTAATGACCCTAATTTCTCAGTTAGGCGGTCAGCCATAATTGAGCCAGCTTCATCATTGTCTGCAACAAGTACAACATTATTGAAGTACTTTTCTAATAGTTTCATCTGGCTTGATGAAACATTAGCACCCAGCGTAGCTACTGCTGGGAATCCTACTTGATCTAGTCTAATAGCATCAAAAGATGATTCAACTACATAAACCATTTTTGATGATTTTACTCTATGTAAATTAAATAATATTTTACTTTTTGGTAATCCTGGGGTATTCTTAAATTCTTTTCCTTCTACTGTTCTTGCAACAAATCCAATAGTCATACCGTCTGGAGATTGCATAGGAATAGTAACAGAGTCTTGTTTATCAGAATATCCTAAATCAAATTTGACAATAGATTCTTTGGTTATTCTACGACCTTCAAAATATGACATTGCTCTAGGAGAATCTAATGCTTGTTTATTTAATCTTTTAATTAAAAGTTCGTCATATTGTACAAAATCTGGGGCAGCATATAGTGCTTTATTAACTATCGCCTCAAGATCTGTTTCAACCTCTTTGCTTTTAATATATCTAATAGATTCAAAATATGTTCTTCCAGTCATATGCATTATTAGTTCTGTTAGGTTTTTTGTAGTCTGACAACCAAAGCAAAAGAATAGACCAGATTCTTTAGATACTTCACCAGCAGGTGTACGATTATTATTATGATATGGACAGAAAATAATATAATCAGTACCGTATTCTGCCTCTATATCTATTCCTGCGCCTGTTAGTACTCTATGTATCTGTTGTGTTGTATATATATCTTTAAGCATTATTTCCTTCAAACTTATCTAAATATTTTATAGCCATTCTTAGAATACTTTTTTTATCTTTAAATAGTCCTAGAGCACGATTACATTCTCCACATAATAGGCCACGAACATTACCACTTATATGACTATGATCTACATGAAGTAAATATTCTTTTGATTCTTTGCAAATCCAACACTGTCCAGATTGTTTTTTAAATAACCTTAAATATTCTTCTTCTGTTATTCCATAAGTAGATTTTAAATACCATTTTCTAGATGACTCTTTTCTACGCTCTTTATATACTTGCCTGTTCATTTGCCTGCGTTGAAAAGCCTCTGGATTAGCATATCTTTCTCTGCCATACTCTAAATGACATGGTTTGCAATATGTTTGAAGCCCATCAGACCTTTTTGAATTTACAAAAAAATCTTTTTTTGGTTTTTCTTTTTTACACCTATTGCATCTTTTCATAATCTTATTATACCATGATTTTGATTACTGGTTTAAATCCTCCATGTCTTTATAACGATAGTAACCCTTATCAAAATCTACCTGTATTAAAAAGTCTCCCATAAATCCATTACGGTTCTTTCTAAATGCACATTCAATAATATCGCTGTTTGCTGCACGACCAAGAGCCAATACCCAATCGGCATCATAGGCTATCTGTCTTGACCAAGCTGTTTGACCTAATGTAGGAACTGTGCTCATATTTGTAACGTCATCTGGTGTAGCAGATGAGATTGCAATAATTGGAACTTCTTCGCTAATAGACATTAGTTTAAGTTCACGAGAAAGATTCTTCATGCGTACAGTTTCATTATCTGACTTTTGATTAGGAGACATAAGTTGTAGATAATCTACAATTACAAAATCTGGACGGTACTGATCAATCTTTCCACGAATAACAGATGGTGTAATTTCTCCACCACTATCATTAGAAATAATATGGAATGGTGGCTTGCCAGCAATTTTATTTTCATGCCACTTTCTCATCATATCTATTTCGACATCACCATTTGATATCTTACGATGTGACCATAATCCTTCACCCATAATCGCAAATACACGATTACGAACTTCTGTCTCAGACATTTCAAGGCTAATAATCATTGGTGTCTTACCTTGCTTCCAAGCTTGAACTGCAAAGTAAAGAGCTAACCAGGACTTGCCAATACCTGGATATGCCAAGAAAATCCCCAATTGACCTGGCATAATTCCTGAAGGAAGGTAATTATCAAATCCTGGTAGTCCTGTTCGGATACCGATCTTTCCTAACTCTTGTTGCTTTTTTACATTCTCAAAATATGCAACTGCAGACTCAAGATCTGTCGCATCCACGTCTCTAATGGCAGATGTGTTTTTCTTTAACTCTGATGTTTTTGTAATTAATTGTTCAAGTGCTTTTACACCCTGCCCACCTTGAACATCGCTAGCAGCATTACGAATAATATCTTTTAAACTATCATTTAGATAGTCAGCCTGTAATTCTTCTAGGTGATGCTTTGTTGTTCCTACACCTGCTACTGGAGCAAAGTCTCTAAACTTTTCTACTACAAGAGTTGATGGTGGAACAGTTCCATTTGTTTCTGCATATCTTTTAATAAAGTTCCATACATCGCTGTGTGTTCTAAGTAAGCCATCAATATTGGCCTGAAGCAATACATGGATTTGTTTATCTTCTAATACCGCACTTATTACTTTTGCTTCTGAACTACTCACTTAACCACTTCCTAGCCAATTTTCTACGCTCTACTCTCTCTTTTAAATCTCGCTCTGTTTCCATTCTACCATTAAGAATTTCTTGTGCATTGTATGCAAAAAAACTCCAATTAGGATTTTGAGCTATATTAAAGTAATAATCTAATAAGTCATAGCAGTCTTTTAATCCATAGGACTCTACTAGGGCATCTGCAGCCCATTGCTCAACATTTAGATTGAGATTAGACTTTTGCTCATATCTTTGCAAATGAAGTTTATTGTAACGACTGAGCAAAGCCATTCGGTCTTTGCGATCAGCCATTTTAATCCTCAGCTAGCTGTGTTTTTGCTTCTTGTACTTTTTCTACAACCTTGGCTTCCACAAAACTATATACTCTATCCATAGCTTCATTTGTATTTTCTCCATCACGGACATTATCTACAACGCCAAGATCAACCCTCAAAGATTGAAAGTTTCCTAGATTAAGTGTATATCCAAGTGTTACAGATACCTTTGTTTCATTGCGTTCTTCCACTGCTGCCTCCTTCATAGGCTAATTTATGCTCTCTCCCCAAACAGGAATAAACCTGCCGTCTTCAGTTTTTGTATAAACCAGTATACCATTGCCAATTTTTCTTGTCAACTCTTGACTAGTTGGCGTTTGATTGTTTGTTATTAAATTATCTTTTCTTGGTCTTCCAATATGTATACTTGCAAGTATATCACGAATATCTTTTACTTGCGATTCAGAATAATATGCTCTTATTTGCCATCCTCTTGTACCGCCGACTTGTGCACCAGTTGGAACTGGAATAATACCTCGTTTAATTAAAGAT